AACCAACACCAATTACACAACAAAGTTTAGGCACAGGAGACGGTACTGAAACTGTGTTTGGGCCTCTTAATGCTAACGACAGTTCATATCCAGTACCAGCATCAGCACAGAGTGCATTAGTAATTGTAGAAAACGTTTTACAGTTATCTGTAACAAACTACACATTAGAACAAAGTTCAAGTGGTAACCTTGCAGGACCAAATAGTCCATATGCAGACGGTTATTACATCAAATTCCTTTCAGCAGTACCAAACGGCAAAGCCGTAACAGTCCTACATAACTTCGACAAGTAAATCCAATAAATATAGTTAAGGAGTATTAACTATGAGTTTGGGAAGAATATCCGGTCCGTTATTAAAGGCCAATTTACAGCGTGAAGCAGATCTTTCAGTAGAAACTAATCTACTGTACATAGGTCATACTGATGGTAAAATTGGTATTAACACAGTAACAAGGCCAAGGGATCTTACAGTTGACGGTACTTTAAAAGCAAGAAGCGCCGGACAAGACTTAACAGTAACTAATGATTTAAACATTGGTAACTTTACATTCGGTCCAGACGGTATAAGTGTTCCATCAGGAAACATCAATATTAATCATGCAGGCGGTGTTGGTAGTGGAGTAGTTGTTGGCGGTATTAGAACATCATCAGTTGACATACAAAACAATTATATTGGCTCGCATACTACAAATGCTGATGTAGACTTTATTCCGCAAGGCGCAGGTACTAACGAACTTATTACAGCAGGACAAACAGTTGGTGTTGATGGTAACATTCATGCAACAGGTAATATTACATTTGATGGTAATGTTTTAATAGGCGGTGATGGTTCTGAAGATAACGTTAGATTCTTAGGAGACATTGATAGTGATTTAATTCCGGATGCTACTTCAACTTACAATATAGGTACTACTACTAAACGTTTTGACTTACAAACAGAAGATTTTACAGTAACTAATAACATCGGCGTAGAAAATATTACAGTTGCTGGTATTGAAGTTACACTTTCGCAAGGTAACATATGGTATGTTGCTGTTAACGGTGACAATACTAATAGAGGAACAGCACCACAAGGTAGACTTGCAACAATTAAGTATGCATTGAGTCGAGCAACAGCAGGAGATACTGTTCTTATTGCGGCTGGCGATTATGAAGAACAGTGGCCATTAGAAGTTCCAGCAGGTGTTACAGTAAAAGGCCAAGACTTACGTAATGTTGAGATACGTCCGACCACTGATAACCAAAGTGAAGACTGCTTCTTATTGAACGGTGAAAGCACTGTTGAAGACTTAACAATTAAAAACTTCTTTTATGACAGCACAAATGATAAAGGATATGCTTTTAGATTTGCAGGTGACATGAAAGTTACATCACGTAGCCCATATGTTAGAAATGTAACAGTAATTACGCAAGGACAAACCACAAGTGCAAGTGATCCAAGAGGATTCGATTCTGGTGATGCTGGTAAAGGCGCACTTGTAGATGGTAGTGTTTGTGATCATGATACAAATGAAGCAAGTATGTTATTCCATGCAGTAACATTTATTACTCCAGGTGTTGATGCACTTACAATGACTAACGGTGTTAGGGTTGAATGGTTAAATTCATTCGCTTATTTCGCTAATAGAGCAATGTACATAGTGGATGGCGCTGGTAGATGGCGTAGTGATAGTGTATTAATTAAAGGTGGAGAAATAAGATCCATTGGTTCAGCAAGTGTGTATGGAAACAAAGGTATTGAAGTAGATGGAGCAGACTGTTTAGCATATCTAATATCACATAACTTTGCTTATGTTGGTGCAGGAAAGAATGTAACAAATGATAATACACAATCTATTGTTGCAAATGAAGTTACAAAATTAAATAACGGAAAAGTTTACTATCAATCACAAGATCAACAAGGTAACTTTAGAGTTGGTGATACATTTTTTGTAAATCTTAAAGACGGTACAACAAGTATTGATGCTGATACTGTTGATGCTACGGGACTTTCAAGTTTAAGAGTAAGCTCAAACGCAGATACAACGTTTATTGATGGCGGAATTGTTGAAACAGGTGCAATAAGAATTCTTTCTCCTAACACAATTAGATCCGTTGCAGGTCCAATTAACTTTGCATCTCCTTCAAACACACATGAGTTACTTACAAATACAAGAATGGCAAGTGTAGATGTTTCAGGAAACTTAACACTTGGCGGAAATATTGTAACACTTGGTGATCAACCAGGTGATACTGTTGACTTTACTACATCTTTTGCACAAGACTTATATGCAGATACTACAGACACATATACTTTAGGTACATCTACTAAACGTTGGAGGAAAGGTTACTTCAATGAGTTAGCAGTAGATAGTTTTAATTTCAATGCAAATACTATTAGTGTTAATAATACAAATGAAGATTTAGATTTACGTGCAAGTGGTTCGGCAAATGTTGTATTTGACAATATTACTGCAAGAAGTAATATATTAGGATCGTATACTACTGATCTTACATTAGCACCAACTAATAATCTTACTATGTCAGCAACTAATAACTTAGGACTTCCTACAGGTACTAATTTACAGCGTAAAGACAACGTTGGTGATTTACGCTACAATAACTCATTAGGAATATTTGAAGGTTATAGTGGTGGTAATGTTAGTTTTGACGGCTTATATGACACTGACCGAGATACATATATTGACCTAAGTAACAATCAATACTCATTAGTAACAGGAAATGCGGCTAATACAACAATTAATCATTTAACATTAACTACAAATAGACTTGATTCACAAAATAGTTTCTCAATTGACGGTAATACAATAACAAGTGCTACACCTAATTCAGATATTCAGTTTTTATCCAATGGTTTAGGGAGTATTGGTCAGGAAGATCTTACATTTAAAAACAATACTATTACAAATACACTTAATACACCATTTACATTTAGTCTTGCAGACATTTATTCATACTTAAAGTTTGATCAAACCAAAGGACTTGTAGTACCATTCGGTACAGATGCACAACGACCAGCAGTGCCAGAACAAGGTATGACACGTTTCAACTCACAGCGTGGATACCTTGAAAGTTACAACGGAACACAGTGGGTTTTAGCGGCAGGTGGTGGTGAATCTGTTACTGAAGAATATGCCGAATCAATTAACTTCCTTTGGAACCTTATCTTAGGCTAATATCCAAAAACGATAAATACTATTAATGCAATGAAGGGCTGGCCAAGCCGTTGCAGGACAAACCGTGGTTATCCAGCGATAGAGGCAAGTATTTGTCTGACAGGGTAGAGGGACAGGATCCCCGTTTATAGGAGAAAAAGGTGGCAGTTGGTCGTATATCTGGTCCGCTTTTGAAGGCAAATTTGCTTCGTCAAGGAGTGGATTTAGCGTTTGAAACAGACTTACTTTACTTAGATGTTAATAATAGCCGTATTGGTATTAAGACATCAACACCGTCAGCCGAGCTCGATATAAACGGTTCAGCAAGGATACAATCTTTAGACATTTTAGACACAACACTACCAATTGGTAATATAACAATTGATGGTGGTACTAATACAATCTCTACTTCAGCAAGTCAATTTAATATTGCAACTCCAAACAGTGTAATTTACCAAGATAGATTACAAATTGATGATATTGAAATTGACGGCAGTGTAATTCGCACATTAGGAACTAATCAAAACTTAGAATTTCGTCCTAACGGGACAGGTACTATTAACTTTGTAGGTAATACAAATGTTACTGGTAACTTACATGCAACTGGTAACATCAGTGCAGACGGTGATATTACTATTGGTGATGACGATACAGATACTATCACTATTAATGCCGACATAGCAAGTAATATAATACCGGATACAACAAACACATATACAATTGGTAGTTCAACTAAAAAGTGGAATCATGGTTACTTTGATGATGTAACAGCAACAACAGTTGTTGCAAACAGTATTACATTGTCAGACTTAGACTTAACATCAACACCAGGCAATATTTATTATGTTGCTAAGAATGGTAACGATACAAATGCTGGCGATCACCCACAAGCACCATACACAACTATTACAAAAGCACTAACTTCTGCAACAGCAGGAGACACTATTCACATTTATCCTGGTAATTACGAAGAAGTATTTCCGTTAACAGTACCAGCAGGTGTTGCAATATTAGGTGAAGGCATTAGATCAGTAAACATTACACCTACTGCTGGAACAAATAACAATGACTGCTTTATATTACAAGGCGAAACAAGTGTTATGAACTTGTCAATTAAAGACTTTTACTATAATAGTGTTGCTGACGAAGGTTATGCTTTTAAATTTGCAAGTAACTTTAATGTTACTTCAAGATCACCTTACATTAAAAACGTAACAGTAATTACAAAAGGTAGTGTAACAAGTGCAAGTGATCCAAGAGGGTTTGATCAAGGAGATGCAGGACGTGGTGCATACGTAGATGGTGCAGTAGCAGTTTCAGGATCAAGAGAAGCATCAATGCTTTTCCATGCAGTAACATTTATTGTTCCTGGAGCAGTTGGATTATATGTAACTAACGGTGCAAGAGTTGAATGGTTAAACTCTTTTGTATACTTTGCAGACAAAGCGATGCAAGGTATTAATGGTTCTACAGGATTAAAAGGTACAGGACGTACTAAAATTAAATTAAGCGGACTTGTTGGAACACCAACAGCGTCTGAAGTGTTTCAATACACACAAGCCGGCGGAACTGTAATTAGTGCAACAGTAAATGAAGTAGACGGAAACTACATTTACCTAAATGGTAATGCCGCTGGACTTGAAACTAAATTTGAACGTGGCGGAAAAACAGTAGTTGTTTCAGGCCAAGCACAAATAGATACAACAATTAAAAAATACGGCACTGGTAGTTTACAATTAGACGGTACTGGCGACTATATCAGTATTGCAAACGATCCAGACTTTGGTTTAGGAACAGCAAACTTTACTATTGAAGGTTACTTTTATGCTAATAGTGTAACAGGTACAACATCATTAGTTGATATGAGAGCCGGTACTGCTTCTGACACAGGCTTATACATATATCAAGTAGGCGGTACGGTAAAAGTTTATTACAACGGTGCAGATATATTATCCGGCGGAACGTTATCAACTACAACATGGACACACGTTGCAGTATCACGTTCAGGCAATACAATTAATTTATATGTTAACGGAACAAGAGTTGACAGTGATAACGCATTTAGTACCACACTTGGAACAAGTAAACCATTTATTATTGGTGCAGTGTATGATGCTTCAAATGCCTGGAACGGTTATGTAGATGACTTTAGAATTTCAGACAGTGCAAGATATACAGCAGGTTCTTATACACCACCATTGAACGAAGTTGCAAACGATAATAACACTAAATTGTTATTAAGATTTAACGGTACAGATACTTCAACAACACTTGATGACGAAACTATTTTAGATCAAACAATTGGCTTTGGTGGAGGTGCATATGCAACTGGAATGGAACTGGTTGACTTCTCAGACTTTGGTTGTGAGATTAGATCAATTGGTAGTGCATGTGTTTATGGTAACTATGGAATATACGGCGACGGTAACGGCGTTGTTATGTATCTTATCTCTCAGAACCTTGCATACATTGGTAACGGTAAAGCAGTTGATAATGATCCTTCAACAGTTGTGCAAAGTCAAGAAGTTACAAAATTAAATAATTCAAACATTTACTTTAGTTCAGTTGACCATAAAGGTGACTTTAGAGTTGGTGATGTATTCCATGTTGACCAATCATCTGGTACTGTTAACTTTACTAACGCAAACTTTAACGTTGATACTTTACAAAGTGTTAGATTTAGCACTGGCACAAGTACAACTATTATTGATGGCGACAAGATTCAAACAGGTAACACAAGATTAAGTGGCAACACTGTAGAAAGTTTAAGTGGAAACTTGAATATCGACAGTGCTGATGGTATTATTAATTTTGCAGACAATGTAAACATCACAGGAAACTTAGATGTAACAGGAGATGTTACAATAGGTGGTAACATTACAATTGGTGATGAAGCAAGTGATAGTATTAACATTGTGGCAGGTATTGCAAGTAACCTTGTACCAAGTCAAGATGGAACATATGACTTAGGTACTTCAAGTTATGAATGGAAGAAAGTTCATACAGGAGAAGTACAAGTTGATGATATTAATATTAATACGAATGTTATTCAAACAACTAACACAAACCAAGATTTAGAATTACGTGCAAGTGGTACAGGAAGTATTGTTGTAGACGATTTAAGTTTTAAAACTAATATTATTTCAGCACCAGGTGACTTAGTTCTTAATCCAGGAAGTGAAACAGTTAAGATTGATTCAACAGGTTCATTAACATTACCAAAAGGTACAACAGCACAACGTCCAGGTACAGCAGTAAATGGTATGATACGTTACAACACAGACACAGATGTGTTTGAAGGTTATGACGGAGCATGGATTACTCTTAACGGTGTACGTGACAATGACCAAGATACTTATATTACAGCAGAATTAACTCCAGGCGCAGACGATGACACACTACGGTTTTATGCACAAGGAAATTTAATTGCTGATGCTAACGCAACACGGTTCAATGTTGCCAAATTATTAGTTGATGACATTGAAATTGAAGGAAATACTGTAAGAACCATTACTACAAACGCTGATTTGAACCTTTTAGCAAACGGAACTGGTAAAGTTATTGTAGAAAATTTTGGATTCAACGCAAATTCGATAACTAATACTGTAGCCGGCGCTATTACTACACTTGCACAAACAGGTGATGGTTACTTCAAAATTGAAGGAACGGGTGGTTTTGTTATTCCAACAGGAACACTACTAAACAGACACCCAACACCGGAGACAGGCATGATGCGTTTTAATACGCAAGACGATAGAGTTGAAATTTACGACCAAGCAGGGCAGTGGGTTTCAGTAGCAGGTAGTTCAGGTGCTGTATCAGCACAAGACGCAGAAGAAATTGCTATTAAAATGGCAGTAACAATAGGATAATAGGAAAATAAGATGGCAACATTTTTTAGAAATAAAGCAGTTAAAGAAATAGGAAAAGTAAAAGTTCCAATTTACTCCGCTGGACCAAGTACAACAGCAACAGTTGTTGGATTATCTTTAGCCAACCTAACTGAATCTGTTGTAAGTACAAGTGTTTTAATTGCAGACGACACATCAATTGAAGCATTCTATTTAAAAGATGTGTTGCTTCCACCAAACTCAACTATGAAAGTTTTGAACGGTGGTGAAAAAATTATTATTGCGGCAGACAATACAATATCTGTAGTATCAGACATTGATGCAAGTTTAGATGCTGTAATGAGTTATGTGGAGATAGTGTAATATGTCAGTTTTTAACATAGGACAAACAATAACGCAAACCATTGAAGACAATCTTGGTGAACGATATTTTTATGGACTACGTAGAACAGACGCTGGTGAATTATTTTTAGGTAAGTTAGACCAATTAAGTTTGGAAGATACTATAGTAGTTAACAAGCAAGGTGATCCAGTAGATAACTTTCCAGACTTTGACGAAGGTGCAGAGTTCTTTGAAGGTAGAGATTCATCACATAACTTGACATATAAGAATTTAAACTATGAACAGTTTCGTTGGGATGACGCTAATTTATTTTATTATGTTAATGATGACGGTGAGTTAGTTGTAAGAATTAACCAAGGTCTTGCAGATGGCGCAGTTGAATATGCTGGCGACACTATAACAATCATTGACAGCGACAAAGAATTTGACAATACAAGTATAACGCTTGATAACAACAACTTTACATTTGATCAAACGTAGGAGTAGGAGATAAAATGAGCAAACAACAAGTAAACGTAGGTGTTCTACCAAATGATGGGCAAGGTGATAACCTTAGAGCAGGCGCTACGAAAATTAATAATAACTTTAACGAGTTATATACAGCATTAGGTGATGGATCAGTACTTGACGTTATCACAAACGGAGTATTTAATTCATATCCAAGTACAGTAACAGGAAGTAACAAAGTTACTTTCTTATATCCAA